TAAATATAGTTCAGGATAGTATTGCCCTTTTCATGTTTTGGATCGTATGGACAATGCCTACAACCGTTACCACAGCACGATCCGCGTCGTTCGTGATATGATTCGGTGAATACTCGATAACCGTTTTCATAGTAGAAATCTGTAGGAAGCATCTTGTTTCCAAACTCCCTCACATACAGTTGTTGTACCCAATCTTTTGATGCTGATTGTATCATTACTTTTATGTTAATTCACACGATCCGCCAGAACAGGCTAGATTTTCACTTAATTCGGTGTTATCATCTAATTCAATTATATTTGATAAATCGATGTTTGATAAACTCTGAAATAATCGGTCATATTCTTCTTTTGTACAGTCTTCGAATGGAGCTTGTATATAAGTATGGTTTGAATATGGTAAAACTGATAATCCATTGTAATGTTGACGTTCATTCCACATCCACTGTCCTGCTAAGTCCCATTCATCATCTCTTAATGATACAGTAGCCGATACATTGTGAGTATTGTTTCCTGAACGATGTCCTGGTTTAACCCATTCTAAATGTACTTTCTTAATACGATCTAATAATTGGAAAGGAGATTCTGTCCTCATAATTGCTCCTTCTGGTGCTTTTTGTGGAATAGAAATTACTGCAGTATCGTGTGGGCGGAAATACTCATCTTCAATTAATTCTGGGTGATTAATTGCTAGGTATGAATAAATTGCTTCATTCTTTCCAACACGAATACGACGAATATAATAATCATTGTGCCATGCGTGAATTCCAGATGATGTTCCTAATGCTAATGAGGTTGTTCCTGCTGGTTTTACGGTGGTTGTACGAGCTGAACGATTAATTCCTATAATACCAGCGACTCTTTCATTTTCTAATTTAACTGCTTTAGCCGCAGCCTTCATATCATATCCTAATACCGTTCCAGATCCAATACCTGTCATCGAGACTCCGATAAGTGCATCTTTTTCAGTGGTTCTTTGCCATATTGGACGAAGGTAATGAAAATTAGTATATCCTGCTTGAAGCGTTCCAATAAATGCTGCTGCTTTTACCCGCGCTTCTAGGTCTTCTTGTGATTCAATATCCGATGCATTTACTTCACATAGGTTACAGAATTGGAATGGTCGGAGTGCAATCTCGCAACACGGGTTAGTTCCCCAATCTTTGTCATTTGTAAGATATATTCCAGGTTCTCCTGCTCCGGACAATTCAACACGCTTCCAAAGATCCATGAAGAATTCATTTGTCAATTTATGACGCATTAGTGTTGCAGAATTATTTGCACGGCCTCTTTGTGGATTATTTTCCCACCAACTTCCTGCTTTGCAAGAAATCATGTCTTCATCATCTGCTGAGAACAAAGAAATAAGTGCTGCTCTGCGAATACCGCCGGCTAATACTGCATCTGCAACGTGACAAACCATATCGTGCACTTCTATAGGAGATAATTTATCGCCATCCTCTTTAGAATCCAAAATACCTTGAAGTTTAATCAAACATTCTTTAAGTGGTTGTGGGCCTGGAGCTTTTCCTCCTGATGTTACTAATCTTGCACCTTTTAAACGAATATCAGAAAAATCAAATACGAATGATGATCCTCCCACAAAATACGACTTAACAAGTACTTTAACGGCATCGGCCCACCCTTCAATTGAATCCGCAATTAGATATCTACGGTTTTTCTTTGGGTTTGGTTTGTGTATTTCTGGTAATAATTCAACATGGTGTTTTTGTACGGAATATCCTACACCAGTTCCTCCTAATAACAAGAACATTGCCTCACCAAATGCTCGGTGATCATCAATTGGCAAATAAGCACAATTATAAATTCGGTTAGGGGAGATTTCAATTGGTTTTCCACCAAATTGCAAACTTCGCATCGATGGTAATATTTTCTTACTATAAACAAATTCATATGCTGCTTCAATTTCCTCAGCTAACTGTGGATATTTTTTTAGATGCATTGCCTTGTTACGGGTAACTAATTCATCCCATGTTTCTCTGCGATTGAGTTCTGGGACATACTTCGAATACTTCATGTAGACGGTGATTTCACTTAAAATTTTGTTTGAAATTTCCATTGTTTGTAATCTTCTTGTTATAAATGTAAATGTTTTTAGATAAAAAAAGATCGGATATTTCTACCCGACCTTCAATCTAATATAAATATAGTTTTAGCCAAAACTTCCACCCATATCTTTGAACTTTTGTGCTAAATTTTTCTTCACAATATTCTCCCCGGTTTTCATAACTTGTGTTGTCTGTTTACCCTGGGTTGTCTGTGGTTCAAAGAATTGGAATTGGCCATTGTTTGTGTTAATTTTACATGGTAGTGTTATACCATCTGGTCCGAATCTATTTTTAATAACGTGACCTCGACCAGTCCCTGACATTTTATCTTCTACTTTTCGGGAAAGTGACATCAAAAAGTCAGCTACCATCACTTTACCATAAGATGATGCAATTTTATCGGCTTCAATAATATCTTCTTCTAACGCACTTCTACCTGCTTGTGATGCAGTCCATACTGGAACGTCATACTCACCAGCCATACCTCTTAAATCCTCGTACAGCTCTTCTAAAGCCTCGTGCTTGTCCTTTTTTACATTGATCTTCAACAAATCACCATAATCGACAATTACTAGGGCTGGTTTTTTACCCAACATGATTGATTTTTCTAGGTGAGCTTTCAATCCCATTACTCCGACTGATTTAGTTGGATAATATTTGACAATCAATTCACCCTTAAGGGTATCCATTTTATCTTGTACCGTGTCCTGATGATGTTTCAATGTTTGGGCATTAATTCCGGTTAATACAGAATCATAGCGTTGGCCAACATATTCTTTGTTTAATTCCAATGTATAATGTATAACCGTGTGTCCTGCTTTAATGGCATTTGCTCCAATATTAATAAGAAGCCATGATTTACCAATACCGGCAGGTGCCATTACAACTCCTAATTCGCCGTTAGCTAATCCGCCATCCATCAAATCATCTACAACATCCCATCCGGTTGTGATAGTGTGCCGAGCAGCTTCATCATACCGAGCAGCTACGCTAGTTTTATAATCTAATCCAATATCAGTATCAGCTCCAGCTTTCATGGCCTTATCCATATTGGTTTTAATCTGATCGTAATTGCCTAGTTGCAATAATCCAACCGATTCCATGATTGCTCGTTTAATTTCCTGATTCTTGCAAAATTTAAGAATCTCATCTTTAACAAAGGTTAAATCATCAGATTCCATAAATCGGAACACTTCTTTAAGTTGTTCTAATATTGCAGCTTTCAATACTGATTCAGGGCCGTCATCATGCAATTCCGTTAATTTAACTTTTAATACATCTTTTGACGGTGGAGCTTTATATTCCGTGAAATGTGTTAGTATCACATCGAGTAACCAACTATTTGCATCTGACTCAAAATAATCGGCTTGAATTATATCTGAAATTTGTTGTAAAAATATTCTATCGGTAAACATTGCTGCGAGGACCTTAACTTGGAAGCCCCAACCGTATTCACTTAATTTATCTGTCATGTAACAATTATAATAAAAATATTTTTTAAACCCAACCGATTATTTGTGTGTTTGCTGTGCGAATGCATTCAATGAAAGCCAAGTGTTACTTAACCACTCAGGAAGATTCTTCATTGTAGACCACATCTTATCTTCCATAAACAATCTTTGGAATTCCATTTTATTTAGTCCAGGAATTGGTTGTTGCATTATCCCTCGAATTGTCGCTGAATTTCTTGCTGGAATGTTTAGCAACTTGATATTCATTAAACGATAGTTCTTATCGATTGTCTTGTAATTATCAAGTACCTTTTGATAGTTTTTTGTTTCATTCAACGAAATTTTGTTGTTGCATTTAGCTTGTAAGTCCTCTAATGTGAACTCTTTGGAACTTAATAGCTCCGGAAATGTTTTTAGAATTGTCTTTGGACCGAATCCATCAACACCAGGAATGTTATCAGAGTTGTCTCCGGTAAACGTTCGATAGACAACATAATTGTTTGGATGTACCCCAAACTCTTCAATAAGTGCTTGTTCATCATACATTTTCTTTTTAATAGGAGACCATACCTGCAATGTTGGACTAATCAATTGATAGAAATCTCGATCGGTTGATACAATGGTAACTTTCTTGCTAACATCCTCATACATCTGTGCAATATATGCAATAGTATCATCTGCTTCAATTCCATCAATTGATAGAAATGTAACCGGTAAATTATCTAGATATGATATTAGTCGACTAAATTGCCAACGCATTGCTTCTTGCTCATCTTCGATTGTTGCAAATTGCTGATGATCGTGTCTACGCAATCTTGTTTTATTTGCTCTATTCCCTTTGTAGTCTTTGTATATTTTCTTTCGTCTGGCAGAACCGCCAACACCATCAAAAACAATAACGCATCTACTCGGCTTAAAGTCTCTTACTGCTTTTCCAATAGAATACAAAAATCCAGTAATACCTCCGATATGTTCGCCATCTTCATTAGTTGATGGAGTAGCACCGAAGCTTCTTATGAAAGTATTTAATCCGTCAAACACCATAATATGATCATCGACATTTGACGGATTAGATTCTTTTTCTTTTTGTAACTGTTTGAATAATTGTTGATATTTATTCATACTTTTTTGCTTGTTAGCCTTCTTCGTCTATAACATCATCTGTAATAATAACATCATCAATTCCACCATCTACGTTAGCTTGGTATTTGAAAATATAGGCTTCACATAGTCTTTTATACAAACGATCTTTTATTGCTGGAATATTGATTACCTTATCAACAAAGTTTTTGCTTTGAAATTTAACTTCACCAAATGTTTCACCAGTTTCGTGATCTACATCTTGCAATGTGTAATGGGCTCCTGCTTGTGTAACAATATCAAATGTTTTCATGATTGTTAACCAACCACCATAATTATCAATTCCACTGTCATAATAGATTTCATAATCTACTTTGCGGTGTGGCGGTCCGATACGATTTTTTACAACTTGCACATTTGTTTTGCTACCAACGATTTGTTCAACCCCATTAATCTTAGCTTTGATTTGGCCGGTATTCTTAAGTCTTAATCTAACCGATGCGTGGAATGGAATTGCCTTACCACCCGCAGTTGTCCATGGATCTCCAAATGATACACCCAATTTAGTTCTTAACTGATTAGTGAATATCAAGCAGATTCTTTCCCGGGCAATCCAATTGGTTACTTTACGCATTGCCTTTGATAAGATGATAGATTTACTAGTTGCATATCCATCCTTATCATATTCAGCCGCCATTTCAATTTTAGTCGACGCACCCATTATTGAATCTACTACAATTGTAACTAATCGATCTTTATCTGACTTACGAACACCGTCAACGATTGTTTCGATAGTTTCAAATATTTCTTCAATTGTTTCCAATGGCACATACAACATAGTTTTTAAGTCTGCTCCAATTGCTTCGAGAAACTCGGCACTAGTTGCTGCTTCAGTATCAATATACACTGCCAATCCACCTCTTTTTTGTGTTTCTGCTAATGTATGGGCTGCTAACAATGATTTACCTGATGCTTCTAATCCGGTAATTTCAGTAATCCGACCTACTGGGAATCCTCCGTTCGGTCGGTTTGAAATTGCTAAATCTAGCATCGAACATCCTGACGAAATAAATTCCGTTACATGTGTCGGTGCATCATTGTCGCCGGCAAGAAAAAATGCTGTTTTTAAAGCTTGACCTTTAAACTGCTTGTTAATGCTATCTGCTAAGGTGTTTGCTAAACTATCAGACAGTTCTGATTTACTTTTACTCTTTGCCATTTCCTACTCCTTAATTGAATAAGTCGTTAAATGCTGAGGCAACATCTTCTACTTTACCGGCAATTGCTGGTTTAGCAGTTTCTTCTTTCTCAGGAGCTGCCGGTGCATTTGATTCAGTGGTATCTGAGTCTGCATTTTCTGGATTCATCCAATCTTGAAGACATTGCTCTAATTCTTCATAAGTTGGTTCCGGGAAGATATCAGTAATCAAAGGTTGATTCATGATTTTCTCAGCAATTGCTTTATCTTCAGTTGCTGGTTGTGTATTCGGTTTAACACGAATATTTGTTTTTGGGAAATTTGCTCCTTCTGCTGGAGTGAATTCTACATCGATATCACGACCATTCATCAAATCAGTGATGTCACCATAATCTGGATCCGATACAATTGATAATAATTCTGTGTAGATTTGTTTTCCGAATCCCCAGAACTTAACTCCTTCGGACTCTTTTCCGCGGACGATAACAGGAACATATGTTCTCATTTTAGGTTCGATCTTACGACCCATTAACCACTCATCTTTGTCACCAGTCTTTTTAAGTTTTTCTGCAAACTCTACGATTGGATCTGAATTGCCAAATGATACTGGAGATAACATTGATCGTTTTGCAATGTCGTAATGAAAATACAATTCTAAGAACGGATTGTCTTTTCTGTGTACATATGGGACTATGCGAATTCTCGTTTTACCTGCTTCCGGTTTCCAAAGATTCTGCTTTTTGTCATCCGCTTTGTTTAATTGGTTCAGCTTGTTTTTAATTGCTGCTAAATCTAACGCCATAATTTTTCCTTTTTTTTTTGTTAATTTATTTATTTGTTTATTACTTACTATATTATAATTAATTTATTAATTAAATCCAAGAATTATTAAGTTATTTTGTTTTATATTTTTTGCCTAAATGTGCTAATCGCATTTTCTCTCTAGTTGCATCAGTTACAATTTGCACTCCTGTAAGGCCTTTGTTCCATGGAATATTATTTCCATTTCTATTTCTAGTTTCCCATACTTTTTTAGTATGATCAGATGTCTTTTTTTTGCCGGTGAGTGCTATTTTTATTTTTAATTTTGTTTCTTCTGAATGTGGAGTTTTTCCGCCAGTTTTTATTTCTCGCATTACACTAGAAGCTGTTTCTCGTATGGATTGATATTCTCGTGAACTAATTTTATATGTTCGTTGATTTTTTTTAGATTTATATACAACCATTGCCCATAATGCTAATTGGATTCCTTTATTTGTCGGATATAGTTTACATAGTAGTTTATGTGCAATAAAATGTTCTCGAGCTGTTAAGTTTACTAGATTTAATTTTGAGTTATCGCCTCCAATACATTTTGGAACAATGTGATGGCGTTCTTTATAACCAGATAATGTACGCGGTAACGCACGATCTATTAGTTGTTGATATATTTTTTCGTAATTCATTATGGTTAATTATAATATAAATAATAAATGGGTTAATTCAAAGTAATTAGTTAAGTTTTTTTATTTTGAGTAATCTGGCATGATTATAATATGCTTAACGGCAGGTAGTTGTTTTTTTAATTCAGTTTCAGTAAATGCAGTTGAATTTAAAACCATATTTCCTCTAACCGTTAAATTAGCAGGAAATGAAGATAAGTATTTACAGTAAAGTAATATCAAATCGCCATTTACAACTAAGTTGTTAGGTAAATTTTTTATTTTAGTCTTACTTAGATCTAAATATCCATCAACTTCTAAATTATCAGGTAGTGTCATTATAGTACTTCTAGATACATCTAAATAGCCATCTACATAATGAACATCTTTTAATACTTCATCAGGGTTAGTAGATTTAGATAATTTATATCCGGTAACGGAAGAATTTTTTCCTTTTATATAATCATCGAGTGAAGAAACTTTATTTAATTTAGAATTATGTTCTCTTTCAGAATTATCAGGATACCCGTTATTATTTAGATCACCATCTTCATTTAATAAGTTTTTTAATTTAATCATGGTTTACGGCGTTGTTTCTAATTTTTATTTATGAGTATGCTTCAATATCCCACTGAATTCTATCTAATGGATCTACATCAGGGTTGTTGTATTTTACCCAATCAATTAGTTGTTGATATATTTTTTCGTAATTCATTATGGTTAATTATAATATAAATAATAAATGGGTTAATTCAAAGTAATTAGTTAAGTTTTTTTATTTTATTTTTGTTACGATACATATATGTAAACAGTTCCACGGAATTCTTTAAATTGCCATTTAGTATATCCGGAGATTCCTGACCAATGTAATTTACCATTGGGTTGTAAATGAAGTGTAGTTCCTTTCGCATCCTGTGTAGGTTTAAACATCGGAGCTTCTCCAGAACCATCAAACTTTGCTTCGAACGTATTTTTATCAAACTGATCAGCATTGAAGTTTGTTTTCTTCCAGAATAAATAATACGCGGCGGACATAAATTTTGTGATTTTTGGGATTGAAATACGAACATTAGTGGGAAAATTCTTACTTCGTAATGCTGTGTTATTTTCCATAGTTTGAATTAATTCAGGATTTGATCCTAATGTATTATCCCATATGCCGGAGCGTTGTTCAGTGAGATTTTCACCTATTTGTCCAATAAATATTAATCGAAGTACTTCATTTACATCAGTGTCATCGCCTTCAACTCGAACGACGTCACCTACATCATACATTTGTCCATTGCTACTATCATGAAAAACATATTGATAATCATGATTGCCAATCTTATCGATATCAATCTCTACCTTTTTTCCACGGTATGATACCATTAAAGTTTGATTATCCATTGTGAAATTAGATTGATAATCAGAATCTAATTCTGTTTTCAAATTTCGTAAGATACGGTGTTCTGGAGTATTTGGTGACTTAAAGTCGTCTTCGCTTAATAAGTTTTTTAATTTAATCATGGAATCCTTAATAATTTAATATAAATATCAGTTCCAAGAAATTCGTTTAAAAAATATCAGGTCAATAACCCGGTATCCGGAGTCATCTGTAAGTATAAATGAATTTTGATATATACTCCAATCTAATTGAAATGATTTATCCAATACGCCGTTATTTACGGTTCTAATAACTTCGTTAAGGGCATTAACCGTGTATAAGGTATTAGTTTCTTTTTTGCGATGAATACTTATGGTATTTTGACCTCTCCTTGCAGTTTCATTTGCGTTATACGTACAATACAAATTATCAGATACCTCTGCATTCGAAAATACAAATATACGGCGTTCTGGAATTTCGTAATTGTGTTGAATATATTCAGATACTATGTTTATATCTGAACGATGTGCAAATGTGCAAAGTAGTTGCGTTTTCAATTCATGGCCTCTTCATTGGTAATATCACCCAAATCAACATCGATTGGATTAATGGCTTTTTCTATTATACGTATCTTTCCGGTATCGATTACTACATATTGAAAATCACTAGTTACGCGTACTCGGTCTTTTCTAAAAACAATAAATTGTAAGTCTCCTACAATTGTATCAACTGCTTCTTGTAAATCTACATTTAAATCTCCGGGATTTCTTACATATTTTAATCTGCGCAGTTCCGTATTAATATATGTTATGTTATGGCTGTTATCTCTTACTGGTTTAACTATAATCGATTCTCCGGCAGCCCCGCTAATTGGTTCTATTGACATTTCAATTGGCTTAGCATTAGGTCCTCTCAAAATTACATTAGTATATCCTTGTATATCAGTTTGTAATAGATTTGCTTCTTGATAAAATTGATCTAAATATTTTTTATCTTTAAGATTTAAATTACCAGCTAAAATAAATTCTCTACGGCTATCTAGATATGTAATTGCCTCTAATAATGGTTGGTCAAAATATTCACGTAAATCAAATTTTGGATCTTGAAGTGTTCCTCGGAGCTGATTTAATCGTTTCATGGTTGTTACAATTTCATCCCAAAATGGAAATCTTGTTACGCTAGCTTTCGTACCTAATCTAATCGAACTATTTTTAAGATGATAATCTTTTACCTCATATGGGCGTCCGTTTGATAATAAATCAAAGCTTTGGCCAAATCCTTGCATTGCTGCACCTTTGATTAACGCACTTAATAATATTTCACCTTTTCCTAATCCTTTAGGCTCTAATTTAAATAATGCTCCAGCTACACCCGTTTTATAATTTGTATTAGTTAATTGTTCTTCATTAACTTCAGTTTGTGAGTATAATAAATTAGCAAATTCTATAGAATTATCAACTGATAGATTATTACAATATGCAAGTACTTTTTCATTAGCTTCTACTGGTAGTAATTGTAAAAACTCGCGGAACTCAGCTAATTTATCATATTCTTCTAGTACTGAAATTAATTGTCTATTTTCGATAGAATCAAACTGAACTGCTTCTGTAATGATTTGTGATTTTATATTTTGAGCTCGTTCGACAATTTGTCGAGCGTGTTCTGGGGTAACTTTTGCTATTTCTAAAATTACTTGATATAGAGTCTCATAGTCTTTAGAACAAGTTGGATATCCCGTTGGTAATCGGAAACACCATTCAGTTAATATTAAATCTATATTCATAATGTGATAGTATTCATTTTATTATAATTATTACCAAGTTGAACTTTCACCGGAAAGTTACCCGTTTCAATTACCGCTTTGATTGCCGGTATTATGTCTTTTGCTTCGTGTATCGGAACATCCAATAATATGGAATCATATGTATACAATATTATACATGTTTCCCGATCTTGCAATATGGCTTGAATTGCTTGAAGCTTCTGTACAGATACCTCAGTTTCAGTGGCTTGCAAATAGTAATTAAATAGCTTGTTTGCTGTCATATTTTGTACTGATTCCGTTGTTATTTTTCTTTGCAATATAGGTGTTTTAACATGGTGCTTTGCTTTCCACTGTCTCCATAAATCATAGATAAAATCATTTACTTGTTTAAAGAATGGAATTTCTAAGAATTCCTTGTCAATTCCTCCATATAGCAGCCGGAATGTTATCTGTTTGCTTTGTTCATATTGTTCGGTCGTTAACTCGGTAGTATCAAAATAAAACTTGCCAAAATATTCATGCACCGAACCTGCAGGTAATTTATATCCAATTAATCGGGCAATCAATCTAACATGGTATGCATCGAAATCCATCTCAACCAATGCACCGCTAGCAAATCTAGTTACAAATGCTGACCTGGTGCCGTCTTCCTTGTTCATTGCCGCATAATTGAATCCTCGATATGCATTGCTGGGTCGGCCTGTTGTTGTATGATAATTATAATTTGTATACACTTTATTTACAGTCCGTAATTCTGGCATTCTAAAGTCAGCTGTTACTTGCAATCCAACTTTTTCTATCTCAGCAAATACTTGTGGATATACTTTATTAAACTGCAAATATGATTCCGTAAGTTTAACGTTAATACACATTGGCCATGCATATTTTCGAATCTTTTGACACATTGCTAAATGTTGCATTATCGGTATCACGGTATTAACATTTGGTAATGCAGTATGTCGTCTCCAATAAAATTGATGGGCTGGTGTATAATAATGAGTTTCATCATATGATTCATTATACGTGTACCACCACAATGTTTTTACATCCCATACGGCGGTGTTACCTCCCATTTGAAGCCATTGCTTCTTATCATATATAAAGATGTCTGTTAAGTCCAGGAATTGCTGCAGATGTTCGGAAAAACCTTGTATTTGTTCAGTATGCCGGATTGGAACAATACGTTCTACCTCATCTTCGGTATACACATAAATACACGATATATTATTAACCGATGCATGACATTGTGAATCAGCCAGTATTGGTACTAATAATATTTTGCGATTTTGTATATACTGAAATAATGCGTCTAATTCTAATTTAGTATCCACTATCATACATTAATATAATAAGGAAACTTTTTCAGAAATCCAAGTTATGAATTAATGTCTTTTGGAACTTTGAAATCTATATCGGTGTATAATTCAATTGGATTTGTAAGTTTCCCGAAAATTCCAGGAAGAGTATTTTCTGCTAGTTTAATCTGATTTAGATTCTTTGTGCGAACACCAAGTTTAGATACGCCATTAACCGTTTCATCGGTAACTGGGCCGGCAATTTGCCATTGTAAGCTAATAGCTAAATATACTAATGGATCGATTCGTTTTGTTTGCCATAATGTATATGTTTGTTCATCTATTTCAAATATATGGGTATCATTAGTCTTCTTCATGAAATATCTAGTAATAGAACCAGTCATTCGTTGTTGCTCGGAAATTGTAATTATAGCAAGGGCTGGGGTATGATACTTTGTTATTAGATTCGATTTCAATCCACGATATACTAGATTATCGGTTTTTATTTTCACAAACGGAACTAACTTCAGTGATGTTTTTGCATTCCACACAGAACCAGTATAGATTTCATTGGTTATATATCGATGATATGCTCCAATATATTCGGTGTTATCTTCGGTCATGTATTGCCCGCCAGGTGTATATAGATCGACCGTTATCTCGTCAATAGTATATCTTAGTTTATTCCTCATATCAATCCAAGCTAGGTCTCATTATACATCTTACTAAAGTAGTCCAAGAACCATCAGATCCAACTGTGTGTGTTATTCCTATAATACTAAATACCGTATTTGCTGTGTATTTAGCTGGTAATGCCTCAAACTTTAATACATCTCCGTAACGGAATCCACTAATTCCATCTATAGTAAATTCAGCATCAAATGGAAATATTGGCGCAGTCATTTGAGCTGATTTTGTTATATCATCCGTTGGATATTTAACATATGTCGTTAATACTTTATGCATAGCTTGTCCTAGTTCCGGAATCATTGGAGCTTTACCTAATGCAATTCTAGTAGTTTGTAGATTTGATAAATTTATGTTATACTTTTTTTTATAATTAGCAATCATTTCATTAACGATTTCCGGACTTTTTGAATTATACATAAAATTCATATACGGTGCAATATCTTCTTCTGAAATATCATCGCCACTATTTAAAACATATGCTAAATTTTTAGCATTTTCTGGTAACCGAGCCTTTAATGAAAATTCTCTTACAATCGTACCAAATTCATGGCCGGCTAACATTGGGACTGAATATGGATATACTTTTTTATACTTATTGTCTTCAACTGTTTTTAAAAATTTAACATCAGTAAACAATAATCTAGCTTGATCATTTGGGTGTGTTATTAATTCCATTAAAATAGCTCCACCAGATGCCCATGAAATTTTTTTAGAAATTTCGTTCATGAATGATCGCAATGTCCACCCCTTACTTCCACCAGCTGTTAAGCCACCGGTGTTATTCACCCCTAATAATATATCATGGATTATATTTACATTTATAAAAATTCTTGAAGGATAAAATATAGTAGGAGCACTTTCATTCCCAGTTATCGTCGTTTTTACTGATTCTAATTTTGCAACAGTTCCTGGCCAGGCTGGATCGATACTATCCATATTTTTATAATATATTAAATCGCCATATGAATTAATACCATCTGGTTGTTTAGGGTCAAGTGGCATAAATAATATATCATTTGGTATACACGATACTAATTGTTCATAATAGTTGCTGAAGCAATTTTTATCATCGCATATTATATTAGGTCCTTTTACACTCCCGGCAATTTTGTATAATACGTTTAAGTTAATAAACTCAATTAATGATCCTAATGTAATATAACGATTGAAATTAGTTTGATTCTTATCATATGATTTAATTAAATCAATACTAGCCGTTGCTTTTAATTTTGGATTATCCGGCATAGCAATCGGATTGCCAATTCCACCGGCTGCTAAAAATGCTGCTTGGGCGATACTAGCGGTTGCATCAGTATTAAATTGTGCGATAGCTATAGCATTATTTTGTATAATTTGATCATTAGCTTTGTTAAATAAATCTAAAGTATTAGTATCAACTGTTTGCGGATATGAATCACCAAATAATAAAAATCGATCGGTTGATTTTGTCGTTGTAGTTAACTGTACAATTGCATTAATATCTTTCGGAGCATTTGGAGTATTAAGTCGATGTGTTTTTTCAGCATCTTCAACCTTTGTAGATAATGCAGTATAAAATTCAGTTTTCCCGGTGACTGTAGCATCTGCAGTTGTATTGATAGATATTCCTAACATATCCGGTTTTTCTGCTTCTTTTTTTGCGGCAGCTTCTTCTTCAGGAGTTGGGGTTTTTAGCCACATAGATACATCAGTATACACATTACTAGTACCAGTTAATGATATTGTAACATCCACAGTTCCATTTAGTTGATATGAAAATTCAAATGATGTTATTAATCCATAAAATCTAAACTCATTCATTTTTCGTAAATCGGTTGATAATGTACCAATATCAGCTAGATTATATAATTCTTTTATTTTTTCATCATCTGGAATAATTGTTGGTTCTAATAATCCTCCGTTATCATCACGTGTTATGATAGATTCGTCTGGATGTACTATATCTATTCTAACGTTTCGGCCTGGGCGTAACCATATCTCTTCAATTTCATCTAAATCTCGTTGTGGATTGGGAATTGATATTGTTATATTTGCTTTATTTAATAATCCCATTGAGTGATCACCAATCTGAACGTCAACTGATGTAATAACTGGTGCAATGCGCATTGATCGATCTTTTAACTCAATTCCTTGATCTAAAATGGCAACTCCGGAGGAGTTTATTATAATACTAGATGGCGAGTTATATGATGTTTCTGTTAAATACCCATTTGGACCGGTTGGTAAATATCTACCAGATCTTACATGGGCGCCACCCAAAACTCCATGTTCTGTATTAATAATAGCATCATCATTATAAGTAGATCCAGAATATGCTGTTATCTGTACATTGGCAATTTTTTCGAGCATATACTGTAAATCTTTATTAGATCTAGTATACCCAGAAAGTCCTCTAGCATTCAATTCTGCTTGCAGTTTAGCATCTACTTGTGAATAGAATATATTACTCATCGTGTGGTATTTGCGTTATTTATTACTTGTTGTGCGTTATTCATTGCTGGAATTCTAATCGTAGAATTTTCTGGAACTACCAATGTTCCTTTGCCTAAGCCATTTGCTGCGGCAATTAACCACCATAATGTAGAAGTTCCATAAAATGTATTAGCTAATTTATCTAGTCGATCCGGTGATGTCGTTTGTATGTAAATATCACCAGAGCTATATGGCATTACTGGTATTACCGTTGTTGATATCCGACGTTTATTTGTCGGAGCCATGATTATTGTAGAGGTTGCATATCGATTCATAATAGTATCCGTTCTTTATTTTTTTGTTATATTTCCAGCTTCATCAACGGCACCTTTTCCGCCTTTTCTGTTCCATTTCTTCAATTCTCGATCCGATACCAACGTTGAATTATCTAATGAATCAGACAGCCAGTTATTAGTTCCAACTTTAGCACTACCACTAGCATCCCATTCCTTAGCTAGGGTATAGAATCTACCATTTTTCTGTGGTAAATCATCGCCGATAACCGTGAATTGACATGATACTGAAACTTTGTGTGGGGCTTGCATCATGGTTGGATCATCTTCAATATTAATTTCCCATGTTGTATCAGCATCTTGCAATGTATATGATAATGAAGTTAATAGTACTGGTGTTTTTACAAATAAATCTCCAATTGTTATTCGCATCCACGGTGCTTGTAATGCTATGCTGGTTTTTGAGTATGTTGGTGCAGTATATCCAGCAAGTGCATTTAGTTTTCTCCAAATTGGCTGCATTTCATCTCGGTCAGTTGCGTAAACTGTAAAATCTAGGCTTAAGTCTCGACCAAATGCAGTATATTGATAATTTGGATCTGCTCTACCGATCATTGGTACTGGTGACCAATTGGCATTATATGAATCAGATAAACTATTAATACTTGCACGGAATACCATAATATCATCCTCAGTTTTTGATGGTGCTCCGTTAAATAGTTTTGGGCCTGTCATGAAAAATTTAATAAAATCTTGAGTTAGACTAAGCTTATTCATTTGTTTTCCAATAAATTTTTCAGAATTGCCTCGACTAGGTTTCCATAGATATGCATCATCCATTTTACGTTTTCCAAAGTCAATAACATTAACTCGATCTCCTCGAAACGGTATTAACTTTTCTGCAAGATTGCTTGTCGGAATAAATGCACCTGGGTTTCCATAAAGACCAGGCGTTTCTTTATCCCATTTTTTTGCGACATGGGATCTTGCGGTAAAGTCATTGCGTATTGCGTATGGGTTATCCTGATCTCCCCAGCCATAACCTGTTTGTCCAGCACCATTTAAATTAAATACAGAATATGCACCAATTGGTGATGCTGCTAATGCTGCGTATGCTCCTGCTTTAAAACTTCCTCGGAATGCAGCACTAGTTCCGTCGACACGAATGCCTAATGCATCTTTTCCAAAGTTTTTAGCGGCTTTTCTAGAGCGGAAATCTGAATACAATACGCCCGGGAATGGTTTTAATTGATCAATTGTTAATGTTGAGTATTGTGGTATGTTGATAGTATTGTCTCCATCTAATCCATTTTGTATTATAGATTGACCAAATTGAGCAACTTGTGGAATGCCTAAACCACTTGCTCCTGCTAAAATTGCAGCACCTATCAATTTAGATGCATTTCCTCCAGCTGTTACGTTAGTGCTAGCCGCTTCTGCGGGTTGAAACAAGTTCCATGCCGAGTTTTTATTTATAAATCGAATATCAGATTTGGTATAAGTGCCAGAAGATATACCGGAAAGAAAATCAGTAAAAGATATTCCGTCTAATGTTCCAGGAATTGGTGGTGTGGATGTTGCATTGATAGTTGGCGACCAATTTTCATATGTAGTTATAAATGAAAGTAATGGCGGCGTTGCTACTGCGGTTGGATTTGTATATATTACATCTGGCAATATATTAAATGGTGCAGTAAATTGTGAACCTGCTGTTAATGTTGGGTTACTCATTTATTTTCCTATATTACTTTGAATATCGATATTCTAGATTAGGTCCTATTGTTCCCCCAGATTTTATTGCGGCAACAATCATTAATCCTACTTGCATCATTGTATTTTCTAATGAGGCATTATCTATACTTGATTTATCAAATAAATTTGTTCCTGC